GTAGTGGGGCTCAACTTGCTAGGTTTAAAGGTATACAAGTTTCTACATCATATGGTGGCACACCTCCTTCACAAGGTATATTATTTGGCACAGATACTAATCTATATAGAGACTCTTCAAATGTTTTAAAAACAGACGACGATCTAGTGGTAGCAGGTAAAATAGTTCCAAATGCTCATATTGAACTACCTTATACATCAGAGTTACGAACATTAGATTCTGGTGGCACTGTAAGAACCATAGCAAGAGCAAGTAGTAATAAACTACAATATGGTTGGAGTTATGCTGGCGCGGTCGAGTTCATGGGTGGTGGTAGTTACACACCTAGAATAACCATAAACACAGATGGTTCAACAAGTATTACAGGAAGCCTTACTGCTAGTGGTGACGTTGTGGCTTATTCAGATGAAAGATTAAAAACAAACATTAAAACTTTAGATGGATCTAAGGTTTATGAAATGAGAGGTGTTAGTTTTATTAAAGACGAAAAAGAAGGTAGTGGTGTTATAGCTCAAGAATTAGAGAAAATTGCACCTGAGTTAGTTAACGGTGATCGTGAATATAAGGCTGTAGCATATGGTAACATAACAGGTTATTTAATTGAAGCTATAAAAGAACTGAAGGTTGAAATAGAAGAACTTAAAAAACAGATTAAGTAATGGCGGTACCAGGAAGTGGAAATTTAAGCTTAGCAGCCATAGCGGCTGAAAAATTAGAAAACGACTATACAGACGTAGACACTAGTTATGGACCTTATAGTTTAAGAGATGTAACTCAAGGTGGTGATCAGTACGGTGGTGGAGAAGATTATGATGTAACAAATACACAAAGTCCAAACCATCCTAATAATACAGCTGGTTTTGGTATGGGTGAGTTTTATGCTTATGACCACGACTTTCAAGCAATACCCTGTAACAAGGCAATGGATGTTGTACTAGTGATTGATTATACGGGTAGTATGACTGACGAGTTCAACACTTCTAACACTGGTTTAAAAGCACAAGTAACAAATATTACTAGTAAAATTGTTGAAAGATCTGGTGGTGATTATAGGTTGGGATTAGTTATAGTTGATGCTGAGGCTTACTCCAGTACAAGTCAATTAAATTATGCAACAAGCTCAACTTACACTGGCTTACCATCCGCTAACAAACACGTCCAACAAATAGGATCAGCGTCTAGATATGTACATTCAACGGCTCTTGTAAAATTTGCTAACTCAAACAATTCAGATTTTCAAAATAAATTAAATTTATTAGCAGCTAGTGATAATAACAACGGGAATATGGTAATAGGACAAGGTCAGAGCACTATAGGTTGGGAGGTTGTTTTAAACCAAATTTTAAGCAACAACTTTGCAGGAACTTTTAGGTCAGGTGTTAATAGGATGATTATATTTGTAACAGACACAAGCCCCGAAGGTACTTCAACCGGTGGGTTTAATGGCGCGGAAGAAACAACTTTAATGGGTAGCTTAAGTAGTGATGCTGTGGCTAGCAACGCGAGTATATCTATTATAGGTCCTATAGGTAATAATAACTCAACTGATAGCACTACGACTACTCAAACTATATATAATGGTTATGCTAATAACACTGGTGGTTTAACTAACTTTACAACACCTCTTAACTCGTCAAATATAGTTACTTTTATAGGCAATATATGTAGTACCATAGAAAATCCATTTGCAGCTGTAACAACAGACGACGAATCCTCTATTACCACTTCTGGTTTTACAATGAATGGAGAAGTAACAGATCAAGGTGACTCCTCTGTTACATCCAGAGGTTTCGTTAGATCAACATCTAATATTAATTTATTTATTGGTGCTTCTGGAGTAACTAATACTACTGTTGGAAGCGGTACTGGTAGCTTTTCTTCTGCAGTGACTGGTTTAAGCAGTAATACTATGTATTACTACAAAGCATACGCAACAAACACAGCTGGAACCTCCTACGGTGAAGGTGAAAGAGCTGAAACGAACTCGGTTACTCTTTATACTAAACAAACAACCCCTGTATCATACCCAAAACCTATATTTGCATGTGGCCAAACAATGAACACAACAAGATGGTATACGTCAAACACACCTACACTCGGCACCACAGTGTACACTAATTCAAGCGGTACAGCAACTTTAGCTGCTGGAAACTGGGCTTACGATGCTCTTTTAGCAGAATATTACTTTACAGTTAATACTTTTGGAGTTATAACATCAATAAATCAATGTTAATATGAAAATACAAGAAGAGTTAATGAAAGAATATAACGGAGAGACTTTCGTTGTTACTAAAATAGATGGTGTTTCTAAAATGACATTTACTAGTGGTGATTGGATAGAAAACAAAGAATATTATGGAAGGATTTTACTCGGAGATTGTGATAATTGTGGTAGTACAAGTAAACTATATGAAAACTTTTATTTCGACAAAGTTCTTATAGTTGGTTTAGGCATGGGTTTATTACCTAATTATGCTAAAGAAGTTAAAAACTGTAACGTTGTTGATGTTATAGAAAAAAACAACGAGCTTATAGAGTATGTTGATTATTTAGATTCTTCTATAAAAATAACACAAGCTGATGCTTTCGATTACGTTCCTGATAAAAAATATGATCTTATACTTATAGATATATGGTGGGGTCACGAGGATATAACAGAAGAAATCATATCTAAACTTCATGATAACTATAAAATTTATTTAGAAAATAATGGTAGAATACTGATACCAGTAATAGGTAGTAGTTTTAAAAATTAAAAAACGTGAAAATAGCGTGATAATATAAACATAGAAATAATATTAAAAAACAAAAAAATGGCGTTACAAGGAATTTATAATTTTAAAGGCATAGAATTAAATGATGCTTACTTAAAAGTACAAAACGTTGCTTGCTCTAAAAATTCAATAATTCGTGAAAACTTAGTTTCAGAAGCTGAATACGGTGAAAATGGAGAAGTAACTAAAGAAGCTCAATGGGAGAAGCAAGAAGAGTATGCTTACGACGGTAATGCTCGTGTGCTCGTGTATAAAGATAAGCAGACTAGAGAAAAAAGTTTTAGAGAATCTGTAACTAATTTTAATCTACCTTTTGTAATAAAGGTTGATGAAGACTCTAAAAATGCGTTTGCACAAGCCTACGAGGCTTTAAAAAGCGTGGAAGAGTATAAAGATCACACAAACGTATAATAAACAATTAATAATTAAATTTAAATAAAATGAAAGACGTGAAAGTAGAAGACATCGCTAAAGATGTAAAGAAGATTAGTGAAGAAGAATTGAAGTCAGTTCAAGGAAAAGTTGCTTTAATAAACCAAGTTCAAATGCAGATCGGTGGATTAGAGGTTCAAAAAACTATGGCAATAGAACAATTGAGGGCTTTCCAAGAAGAGTTACAAGTTATTCAAACACAGCTTGAAGAAAAGTACGGAAAAGTTTCTGTTAATTTAACCGACGGTACAATATCTGAATTACCTGAAGATGAGGCTGATAAGAAAGATTAGTATAGGTAAGGACTATAAAAACGAAGCGATGCATTACTCCGTGGGTCAAGAGGTCTACGGAGGGCACGTTATCGATTCTATAGTTGAAGAGAACGATAAGTTCACCGTCTATATAACTAAAAATAAAGAGCTAATGCCTTGGAAAGATTTTAACAAGAACATGGCTATATCAGTTGAATTTAATCTAGAGTACTAGTGAAAAGTGTTTTAAACTTTATAGTAAAACCTTTAAACGAATCAAGATATAATAACAAGAAAAATATAGGTGATAAAGAGTTAATACTTAATACTGATATTTTTAGCCATAAATTTGTAAATAGGCATGCTATTGTTGTTGAGGTTCCTAGCGTTGGGGAAACTAAAATTAAAAAAGGTGATCTAGTTATAGTTCACCACAACGTGTTTAGAAGGTGGAATGACGTTAGAGGTAAAGAGAAGGATAGTAAATCGTATTACAAAGATGATATGTACTTTGTATATCCTGATCAGATATTTTTATACAAAAACAAGAACGAGTGGAAAGCTAACGACTCTTTTTGTTTTGTAAAACCAATTGAATCTAAATCTAATAATATTTTTGATGAGAATAAAGAGCAACCGTTGGTTGGTATTCTTAAGCATCCAGATGATTATTTAATTAAATCAGGCTTAAAGGCTGGAGATTTAGTAGGTTTTAAACCTAATACTGAGTATGAGTTTATTATAGACGATAGCAAAATGTATAGGATTTTTAGCAACTCAATTACAATTAAATATGAATACGAAGGAAACGAAAAAGAATATAATCCAAGCTGGACATGAAGCTGTTAAAGAACTCATTAAGGTCGCTAAAGAACCTATTGTTGAGACTGATGATGATATATCAGCCGACAGACTCAAGAACGCTGCTGCTACTAAAAAGCTCGCCATATTTGATGCGTTTGAAATATTAAGTAGAATAGAGTCAGAAAAAGCGTTACTAGAAGGTAAAGTTATAGAAGATGATAAACCAACTACATTTGGTGGTTTTGCTGAAAGAAGATCTAAGTAATGTACGAGCAGGAGTTATATGAGGTTGTAAATCCTATAAAAATAAATACTATAAAAAGGCTTAACAAGAAAAAAGCCTGGGAGTACGGTTATAACAAAGAGCATGATGTAGTTGTTGTAAGTAAAACCGGTATGATCGGTGATGTGTATAGCATACAGAATTTAAATATAGCTTTACCTAAGGTTCCTAAAAAAGTAAAAAAGTTTGATAATGATAGTTGGAGCATATCTGATTATCCTAAAGAACTAAAAAGGGTTAAAACTATATTTGATTGGAGAGATTACCCAGATGAATTTAAAAATAAGTACATAGACTACATAGAAGATGAATTTAAAAAAAGAGATGAAGGTTTTTGGTTTTATAACAAAGGTGTTCCTACTTATATTACTGGCACTCATTACATGTACTTGCAGTGGTCCAAGATTGATGTTGGGCACCCAGACTTTAGGGAAGCAAACAGATTATTCTATATATTCTGGGAAGCTTGCAAAGCAGACAGAAGGTGTTATGGAATGTGTTATCTTAAAAACCGTAGATCGGGATTTTCATTTATGGCATCAGGAGAGGTGGTTAATTCAGCAACTATTAGTTCCGATTCACGATTCGGTATATTGTCCAAATCTGGGCCCGACGCTAAGAAA